TTGGAGGTGGTGATAATAGACATTCTAAATGCCGATACAATGCAATTAATAGTTTCACAAGGAATATTTGCAGTTTTGTTTGTATGGCTCTTATATGATACCCGAAAAGAATCTAAAATCAGAGAAGAATTATTAATGCAACAAATATCAAAAAGTGAGGAAGCACATAATGCTATCATTAGGGCTATTGAGAATTTAGCAAATAAGTTAGGAGGTATATAATCTATGGAATGGACACCCGAACAACAACAAGAGATTAACAAAATGTTAGTAGATGCAAAAAACAAATGGGTTACCGATGAACTGGCTCCACTTCAACAACAAATTACAGAGTTAGAACAATTTAAACCAAAAGAAAAATCAGATGCAGAAAAAGCCCTAGAGCAAAAGGAAATTGAACTCTGGCAAAAGGAGAAAAACTTAATACTCAAGGAAAATAATCTGCATGAATTCGCAGATTTTTTTAATGCTAAAAATATTGAACAACTAAATAAAGATATTAAAAAATTGAATAAGATTCTCGAAGCAAAAAAACTGAATAATAATTATGTCCCTGACGGACATAAAGGAAAAGCCGACAGTTACACCCAAGCCAAGAAAAATAACGATACCCTTGGTATGGTGAAAGCATTATTTAGCAAGTAATAAAAAATAAAAATTTAGGAGGATGATATTTATGTTTACACAAGATAAGTTTGTTACTGGTCAATCTATTGATATGAAAGATGTTTTAATTCAAACTACCCCTATTTTAACTCCCTTTACAACTTTACTGTTGCCTAAAACAGTTAAGGCAGAAAATGCTACTTTAAATTGGATTGAAGAAGCAATCAATGAAAATGCCGCTGTGACACTTGGTGAAGGTGCTGACGCTCCTAATCCTGTAGATGATACCCTTACCCCTTGCAGTAACTATTGTGAACTTGTTGGTGCTACTGCAACAGTTTCCAATACTGCCCAGGCCACAAATGCCAAAGGTATTTCTGACTTATTGGCACATGAGACAGTAAAGAAAACTAAGGCCATGAAAATTAGAATGGAAAATATTTTAATCAATGGTACTAAGGGATATGTTTCCGCAACTAAAACCTATACCACAGATGGTATTTTGGCACAAATTAACCCTGCTAACAAAGTAACCAACGCTACTTTCACTAAGACAAAATTTGAGGAAGTTGTTGGTAAAATGTATGACGCTGGCGTTAATGATGAAATGCTCTGTTTCTTACCTGCACAAATGAAAATTCAACTAAATAGTTTTAGTAATGTTGAATTTTTGGCACGTGATATGTTTTTAGGTTTTGACACTGAAAGATATGTTACCCCTTATGGTATCGTAACTTTTGTATTATCTGAAAAATTAAACAATAAATTATTTATTGTGAATCCTAACTATCTGGAATTAGCAGAATTAATTCCTTTCCATGCAGTACCCCAGGCAGTAAGCGGTTCTAAGCAATCTGTATATCTTGAAACTCAGTTTGGCCTTAAACTCCTAAACACTAAGGCCGCCGCTAGTTTTGCAATTTCCTAGTTTATTTTCTTATGCCTAATTGGTCAGGGAAGGTCAAAGGGGATGGTTTAATACCGTCCCCTCTCTATTTAATGAAAGGGGTGACTATTTTGAACAAGGTTGAACAAAAGTTAAACGAGATAGAACAAAAAATAAACGACATAAAGTACCTATTAGATAAAGTTGGCGAAAGAATTGATAATAGCGAAAAGATACTAAATAGAATGTCGGATACATTAGATCAGATAAAGGGGTGACTAATATGCTAGAACAATTACTTGAACTTCAAAAACAAATAATAGAATATGACAAGTTGTTTAGAGAAGAAATAGCAAAAGTAAAATTAAGTTTAGATAAAATGACCGAAACATTAAACCAGATTAACAATAAATAAAAATAAAAGAAAGGGGTTGAATAATGTTTGTAGTCGAAAATGGTATTAACGATACCACCTTGGAATGTAGAAAGAAGTGGAGGTGAATATTTGTTCTAACCTTGAATGGTTAAATTCTATACTCACATATCACAATAGACAGCAACATATATAAAATGAAATCAAATATTAAGGAGATGTTTCCTGTTTGGGTAAATGATAATAAATACTATGATTTAATTATGAGTAATGATTTAGATAGTTTTTTTAGTTGTCAGTTGCTGGAAACTGTCAAGGGCTGGAAACCAAATTATTTCAATAGCGACTTTAAAAGCATGGGTATAACCGAATATGCTAATAGTGGAAGTAATGTAATAGGCGTTGACCTTTCCCTATGTTCTGGGAAAACATTTGACAATCATGTAGTAATGATGAACCAAGATGATGATTATAATTATGATTCATGCAACTTCAATATTATAGACAAAATAAGCAGGGAGAATTATTTCTCTAAGTATTGTGGCTCAACATTATTAACAATATGGAGTTTGTATAATATTCCACTTCCAAAATCAGAAGTGAATATTGCCATAGGAAAGAGCCAACTATGCCATATTTTTGAGCCACTTATGACATCAAATTGAACCACCGATGACATTAATAGGGCCACCACCTTTAGTAGTGACCCCAGATGGTTATTTTTCTAAACCATGTCGTTCTCTCATAGATATCTCCCCATCAATCAGAATAGTATAGGAATCATGGACAATACGGTCTAAAATGGAATCTGCCAAGGTTACCTCACCTATTTTTTCATGCCACCCTCTAGGATCAAACTGGGAACAAAAAATGGTTGAACCTGTCTGATGTCTTGACTCCACTATTTCCAGAAGGTCCCGTGCCTCGCTCCCCTTTAAAGGTGTTAGAAGCCATTCATCTAGTATAAGGAGATTAACTTTCTTGTATTGCTTGATAACCTTTTGGAATATGCCCTCACCTCTGGCGATTGTTAATTCATCAAGTAGATCAGGTAGCCGTACATACCTAACTTTGTAGAATTGCCGGCATGCAGCAACTCCAAAGGCGCAAGCTAGATAGGTTTTGCCGTTACCTGAAGCGCCCATAATAATGATATTGTGGTGATCTTGAATATACTGACCTGAAGCCAACCGGAGAATTTGAGCTTTATCAAGCTTTCTATCTGGATGATATTCTATATCCTCAATACATGCTTGGTTGTACCGGAATTGTGATCCTTTAATCAGGAGGTTCAGCTTATTATTCTTTCTCCGTGACCATTCCACATCCACAAGAAGGCTGAAGCGATCTTCAAAGGATAGTTCCCGGTAATCGGTATCATGCAACTGTTTCCTGTAGGTTTCGGCCATTGCAGTTAAACGCATATCATTTAATTTTGATATTGTATTTTCGTTAGTCATTGTTTTTACCTCCATAGTAAGCGGCTCCCCTAGTGAATCCGTAAGAGCTGGCTGTCTTTTTAGTTGTGTTATCCACAGTTGGATTCACCTCAGATAATTTATCTTGGCCCGTCTTTAGGATGGTTTGAATACTCTTTAGGGTGGGTCTGGGGGTATAGTCTAGAGCCCTTTTACATGCGGCTTCGATGCGTTCAACCGAATGTTTATCAGCTAGCTTCATTAGTGCTAAGCAAGATTTAAGTCCTTGCTTTTCTGTCTTGTAAGAGGCTAAAATGCTTTTAACAGTGGTTAATGTGTGTGATCCAACTTTACTTGCCCATTCAAGAATTGAATCTTGGTTGAACTCAATGTATTTTTTATGATTATCAGGCATGTGTTCTGGAATTGTGGATGCTTGTCCTACTTTCCCAGAAAGCCTTTTATGGGAGGCAATACGGAAATGTTTGAAGAAAATTTCCACCACATTCTTCGTAATCCGGACATCAACTAGTTGTTTGATATATTCATAAGGAACTGAGTAATATATTTTATCCACAGATATATGATAATCATATTGTACGGTGGCTTTTTTCCAAGTAGCTAGCTCGTATGGGGAAGCAGGCAGTGGAATTAGCGCAAATTTCTCCTCTTCCGTGAAAGCGGAAAGCCTGTTTCCTGGCTTTTTTTGAAAAGATTTGGTGTTGTATTCCGTTAATTTTTTGTGGATGGCTTCATTGAGTTCTTTAATTGAGAAAAACTGCTGATTGCGGAGAGAGGCAATAATCCAAGTGGAGATGATACCTACAGTACCTTCTGCACTAGGTTTATCTTTAGGGTGACGTACTCTGGCTGGCATAATAGAGGTGTTGTAATGTTCAGCCATTTCCTGATACGTGCGGTTAATAATGGGATCAGTCTGGGAGGACTTTTCCACACCAGTTTTTAAGTTGTCCGGTACAATCATTCTGGTCACACCACCGAAGAACTTGAAGGCATGAATGTGAGCCGTGATCCAACTCTCGGTTTCCATCGAGAGAAAAGCTTCTACATAAGCATATTGACTGCAGGGTAACGCTGCAACAAATACGTAAGCGGTGATATCTTCTCCTGTGATGTTATCTTTAATGGACATAGTCTGGCCTGCCCAGTCTACTTCCATTAATTCACCGGGCTTTCTTTTTATTCTCATAGTGGCTTTTGTAGTATTGGCATAATCATGATAAAACCGGCAAAATTGTCGATAACTATAAGGTATCTTATGATTCTGCCTGCAGTTCTGGCAATATTCATCCCACAAAAGCGAAAGTGTTACCCCACTTTTAGCCATTTCCTTGTGGATATACTCGCAGTCAGGCCTTCTCCTGAAGGTAAGAGAAACATTCTTTTCAGGAAACAAAACATCCTGGAGCTGACCATCTGACATATCCTTCTCAAATGGCCAAGAAATACCCTGACTTTCAGCTCGTTTGAGAACTTCGCTCACAGTGTTCCTTGAGTTGGAGCAACTTGCGGCAATGCCTCTCATACTAAGACCCTGGGCATGAAGCCTCAGGATTTCCCGGTACTTGATCATAAAAAAACCTCCTGTAATCAGAATTGTACTTTTATGTACAGTGTTGATTATACAAGAGGTGGCTCTTTCGATGGCAGAACTGGCTTAAAATCATGTCATACGTGGCTCAGAAACATGGCACGAGTGGTATATTTTGTTGTCTTTATTCAAGAAGAAGCAAAAATGATTTTATTGTGTATAGATTCGACATTCAAAGGATTTTACAGTCCTTATCCAATGCCTAAAGAAGCAAATAAAAAATATTTAGTTGATTATATGGATTTTCCAGAATTATAAGTGCCTACAAAGACACAAACAATATGAATTTTTAAACCTAATTAGCAAATATAATCTTGCTGGAAAAATTAAACCAAAACAAGGATATTTACATACGGATATTAACTTGAAAGCATTAAGGGAGGTTTTTGACCTTCCTTTTTTGTTGCCCGAAAATAGATTTTATAAAAAAGAGGAATATACAAGTAATATAGAGAGATTACCTAGAAATGATTATAGGTTAGTTAAAGATGATATTTCTGAATGTATGTATTCTATTGCATTAACTAATAGAGATTTTATTAGTTATAGCGAACGAATTGAATAATTAATATTTAACCAGAGGGCTCATGTCGTGAGACAGCAATAAGTCCCTCTCTTTTTTTATGTCCATTTTTAGAAAAGGAGAGGAAATTTAATATGAATATTAAATGTATTATAGATACTGTAAGTTATAAATCTAAGCCACAAAATGGTGGAGCAGTTACAAATAGAATGACATTAGATACCGCAAAAGAATATTCTATAGAAGAAATTAAAGATAGTATTTTAAAGGGTAAAACTATTCGTCCCTCTTATTGTGGTAGTAGAGAAGAACAATGGAAATCTCAACAAATGTTTATGATTGATATTGATAATGAAGCGAATTTATCTGACGATATTATATTAAATGATTATGTGAAATTGGTTGAAGGTAAAAAGAATAAAGTTAGGTTCTTAGTAGGCAGTGAACAACATAGAAGTTATAATGATATTATTAATTATTGTAAAGAGATTAATTTAATACCTAATTTTGTTTACACATCATTTAATCATAAAGAAGAACAACATAAAATGAGATTAGTATATGTTTTAGATAATGTAATTACAGATAAAGATACAGCAAAAAGAATACAATTATATTTAATGGATTGTATTGGTGATATTGATATACAATGTAAAAACTTAAATAGATTTTATTATGCTGGCAAAGAAATAGTATTTGATTCTGGTAATATATTAGATTCTAATAATATTATAGAATTATCTAAGGATATTAGTATTGTGAGTACCCCTTCTAAAGCCAATAAGGACAATGGCTCAGAGAAATGTCCCCCTAATAATAAAGAAATATATAATAATTCCTATATTATTAGGGGGACAAAAACCCCTAAGCCAGACAACACAGATATTAAAGACGATAATTATACCATTAAAGCCATTTCTAATAGAGATATAGAATATTTAAAAAATAAATATGGCAGTGGAGAAAAGAAAATATTTAATAACAATCAAGAATTTGTTGATTACATTAGGAAAGAAATTAATTTAGGTGAATTATTAGAGTTTAAATATCCTAAATCAATAAGATGTATTTTCCATGAAGATAATAATAATTCAGCAAGTATATTCCAAGCAGATGATGGAGCATGGATTTATAAATGTTTTGGTTGTGGTGTAACTTATAATATATTAGGAGTTATTGAAGTTTTAGGGAAATTTAGAAGTAGACCTAAAGCATATAGATTTATTAGAGAAATATTTAATTTAGAGATACAAGAAACCGAGTGGCAGAAGGAACAAAAAGAAATACTATTAGAAAATATGAAGGTATTAAATAATGGTGAATTAGAACAGAATTGCCCACAGACATTTAAGAATATTAAGAGCAATTTAAAATACATTAATCAATTATTGCTTATTGCTATGGATAATGTAACAACTGAAAGAATGATTGACAATGACAACAATGTATTATTCTTTGCTTCTAATAAATTTATTGCTAAACAGTTAGGAATGAAAGAAGATAACTCCAAAGAAATATCTAAGAAAACAACTTTACTTGCTTATCATAAATTATTAAATAAAGTAGATAATTCGGAAGTGCCAGAGGATTTATTAAAGCGTAGTCAGGCAATAAGTATTAATTCACCAGATGATAAGAATAAAAAGTATAGACACGTTAATTATTATTCTATTCCAAGTTATAATAATATGTTGTTTCCTGAGATTGAACAACAAGGCCAAGCATGGAAGGAAAATAATTATACGATTAAAGGTTTAAGTAGGGAAATGTTCTTTAGAAAAGAAGGACAGAAAACTGCTGATTGGCTCTATCCTCAATATAAGCAAGTATATGATAAGCAACAAGAAACCATAGTTGATAGAACAACTACATATAGGAGCGATAAAAGGACAGAAATTATTGTTCATATTATTTTGTGGTATTTTGATGAAATAAATTATTGTTTAGAAAAGGATATAGTTTGTGAAATAGTTTTAGATCAAGAATTACGAATTAAAAGGAGCGAAGCAGAAAGACAGTTAAAAAAATCATTACCAGAAATATTAGATGCTTATGGTTTGAGTAGAATCAGAGCCAACAAACAAATAAAGGAAAAACTAGGGATAGTCAGTAATGGCTATCCTTTTATTATTGTTAAAAACGATACCTTAGAGACATTGTAGTTAAATCTAAATAACTGGCTCTAAAATCGTTCAAAATTTCAATTACATAGAAATACACTACCAAGGGGTTAAAGCATGGTATACGGGGTTCAAATTCCGTATTAAGTCCATGTTTTTAATCCCTTTATAGTTGAAGGAGGTTATTAATTTGGCTAGATATAGGAATGATCTAGAACTTGCATTAAGCAAGATCAGCGAGAAAAAGAGAAAATACTTTAGGTGGAAATTTAATATTCCATTTGGTGGTAGACCGATGAATCAAACTACTATAGAAGAAATATGTAAATATACAAATGTAAAAAATCCCCAATACTTTTCTGACTGGGAAAAGACAACTGAATATGAGTATTTAGTTAATATTTATCTAAACTCAAAAACTGCTAATGATTTATTAGAAATTTACAATATTGTTGCTGAAAAGGCCAAACAGGGCGATGCTAAAGCAATAGATACCTTGCTTAAATTGCAAAAGGAGATTCAAGCCAATATTAAATCAGCAAAAAGGAAAGAAAAAGATATTGCCGATGATGATGGATTAGAATTGTAGGTGATGGTTAATGGCAAGAACCCCACAAAGAAGCACCCAGGATAAACTAAAGATAATTAATGCTGATTTTAAATTATGGGCTAAGAATTTTGTAAAGATAGTTGATAATAATGGAGATGAAATTCCTTTTATCTTGAATGAGCAACAAGATTATTTTTATCAGAACATGGATAAATTTAATATAATCAGCAAGAGCCGCCAATTAGGATTTACGACATATAGTTTGGCATATTGTTTGTGGCTTGCTTGCACTAGAGCAAATACTAACTGTCTGATAGTTTCATACAATGTAGAATCAACACAATCCATTTTTGAGAGATTAAAACAAATGTATGCTTCTATTCCAGATAAATATAAGCCAGCGGAAAAACGTAATAACCGTATGGAATTATTGTTAGAAAATAATTCAAGAATTATCGTTAAGACCGCAGGAAATAAATCCTTGGGGCGTGGTATGACGCTTCAGTATGTTCTATTGAGCGAATTTGCCTTTTATCCAGACGATCAACAAAGAGATTCATTAGTTAGTTTGGAGCAAGCACTAGCCAAGAATAATGACAGTAAGATAGTTATTGAGACAACTTCTAATGGTTACAATTATTACCAAAAATTATTTATGTCTGCCTATAAAGGTAATTCAAAATATAAAAGTTTCTTTTTTCCTTGGTTTTCTTCTGCTACAAGTAAACAATTTAAGCATGAGATAGAATTGGCTGAGAAATGGTTTAGAGCAAACAATAAAGGTCATAGAATGGAGCCAGAACATTTAGAGCGTGATGAGGTTGCCCTTCGAGAAAAAGGAATCTCCTTTAAATTGTTAATGTGGAGAAGGTGGAAACTAGAGGATATTGACACTGAGGATTTTCAGCAAGAATATCCAAGTACGCCAGAGGAAAGTTTTAAGGCCACAAGTCGATCAGTTTTTGATACGCAGAAAATTACGGAGCGAATTAATTATATCCTTCTTCCCCTTCGAGTGAATGAAGTGAATAAAAAATTATCGCAAACTCTTGATTCTTATTTGAACAAGAGTTTTTTTATTTACCGAAATGTTAAATCTAACGAGCGATATTTTATCGGCGTTGATACTTCTTCTGGTAGTGGTGGAGATTATTCTGCTGTCAGTGTATTCGATAGCCAGGGGGAGCAAATAGCAACATTCTATGATAATAAAATTCCTGTCTATAAATTTGCCCAGGTAGTTTATGACATTGGAATGTATTTTAATTATGGTTTCTTAGTTGTTGAGAAAAATTCCTTTGGACAATCAGTAATTGAAAAGTTAAGGACTGAGTTTGGATATTTGAATATGTACAAGATGAAGCAGTTTGATGAAAGAGGACGTAAGCGATATAAAATTGGATGGGTTACTACCAGCGTCACTAAACCTAAATTAATTAGTGATTATAAAGAGCAGTTTGAAATGGACTTAATTCTATTGAATGATAATGAGACATTAGAAGAAATGAAAATATTTACAAGTTATGAAAACGGTAAGACAGGAAATATCAGAGGTGAAGGTTTCCATGATGATATGGTTATTGCTTCTGCATTAGCCATACAAGGGATGAAAAGCGGTAAATGGTATGTTTGACATTAAATTGTTTCACGTGAAACATATATTATAATTGACAACTTAATCATTTGTCAAGGTGTCAATTTTAGATAAGGAGGGGTTAACTTTGAATTTACAAGAGTATATAAATGTTGTCCATGATGGCAAACCAGATTGGTTTGTAAGTGAATGTAATAGTTATTACCACCAAAGCAGAATCAATAATATTATTGACATAAAAGAATATTTGAGTGGTAGTCATTTAATCAATAATAGGCCAGCGGAAATGTGGAACGGAAAAGTATTTGAACCCAGGAGAATAGTTTTACAGTATGCTAAGACAGTTTTAAATTTTAGTACAAGTTATCTGTTAAAAAATCCCGTAACAATTACAGGTGAAGAAAATGACGTTAAAGTGATGAAGAAAGTTTATAAGCAAGGTAAATTCAATAGAACTGATTTAGATATAATGGACAAGTTAGTTAAATATGGTGCTGTCTATAAATATTTGTTTATTGATAAAGACGGAAAGATTAAGAGTAAATTAATTAATCCAGAGGATGCTTATCCTATCTATAATGAGCAGGGAGAAATGATTTGTTTTATAGAACATTATACAACTGATTATAATGTTAGTTACTACAATATCTTTACTGATAGTACAGTCCAAAAATGGTCTGATGCTGGAGGAGATTTTAATTTCTTAGGAGTTTTTAATAATCCTAGTGGGCTACCTTGTGTTTATAAGAATTTGAATGAGTTAGATAATACAGATGGAAGATCAGATTTAGAGGATTTTATAAACATCATAGATAATATGGAGGATTTGATTAGTAAATATACTGACAGTATTTACAAGTTTCTAAATCCTATTCCTGTAGTGATAGGACAGAGATTAAATATAAAAGATGGCAAAGGTGAGATACCAACAAACTTAGTTGGTGTTGGTCTTAATTTAGATGATGGAGCAGACATGAAATTTATTCATGGTCAATTGGATTTTGAAAGTTTTGAGAGCGTTTGGAAGGTATTAAAGCAATCATTGTTAGATATTAGTAATACTCCTGCTGTATCAATGAATAATACAGATATTAGCAATTTATCAGAAGTGAGTATAAAATTATTGTTTTCCCTAGCAGATATTAAAGCAGGATTAAATGAGCGATATATTAGAGAAGGATTTGAACAAAGGTTTAAAAAAATAGAGAAATTGTTGAGGTTGCAGGGTATAGAGATTAATTCAGATAATATTGATGTTGTGTTCCAGTATGCAAGGCCACTAAATGAAACGGATATTATTGATAATATTAAGGTGCTGAAGGAATTAGGAGTAATGAGTTTACAGAGTGCTATTGAGAATTGTCCAATGATATACGATGTTGGAAGTGAAATGGAAAGATTAGGTAAAGAAGGGAATGGATTGGAGAATACGGATATTGTAAATAGTTAATTAGGGTGGGTTGTTTTAATTGATAATGATTATTAATTAGAAGTATAGGTGTCAAGGTATATTACTTTACAGAATGTTAGTTCAAAAATTTCGCCCATGTTATACTAACTGTCCGAAAACCTGACACCTATATATTGTTCATACTGTTCAAAAATAGAACACTTATTAATCACTAAATGATAACTATTATCAATTAGTGTCATTGTTCCCGACACTTTGACTTCACCATTTGCCCGAGGTGAGTTGAATAATTCAACTGACGGATTAACATAAAATTTTTCTTTTATCATGTTTTAGCAAAATGACCCCTTAATCTAGTATTAAGTTGTCAATTTTAAAGGATATAAAATAGAATAAACCCTTATATTTCAAGGGTTTAGCAGTTTCTAATGTGCTGATTGACAACTTAATTCGCTTTTTTTATGCTTCTCCACAATGACGGAGGATTATTTAGACGGAAATAATTTCGCTCTGAAAATGTCCATTTATTTTGCCCTGTATGGCTTTGATAAATCGGAGTAAGGTAATTATATCTAAATTCAAATATAAATGAATCTAGGCCACTTTTAATGAAGGAAATTTGCTATTAAAATTGCTTCTACGCCTTGTATTATAAGGGGTTAATGGCGTTTTATAAGGGTATCCCTTCTATCTATTGATATATAAGGGTTTGTTGGGTATCAGTAAAATTACATTAGATTGATATATAGCCGATACCCTAAAACTTTTTGAGGTGCTTTAAGCATACCTAATTTTACACGTTCGGAAAATTTTCGACTGGAGGAAATTAAGATGCTCAATTCATACTTTAGAAAACCATTCTATACAAATATACCAAAAACTGCCGAAGAAAGAAAACAAGAACAAGAACAAAAAATACAAGAAGCAAAACTAAGAGCAGAACAACAAAACACACAATTCCTAGAGAGATACCAGGATTTTGTAGATACATTCAATTGCTTATATCCCGACATTAAACATAAATACATCATAGAGAAAGTAATGGCTGGCTATGGTTTATATCCATTTATATATATTAACCTAAAAAACCTAACAAATAAAAAAGAAACAAAATTCCATCTCAACCATGAAACCAACCAATGGCATATTACTAGAAATAATTGTCTTTGGGATGATAGTAAATATGAGATACTGGAGCCACTAACCACCAAAGACCAAATGGACACTATTATTGAGGAATTAAATAAGGAGTTGATAATCAACCATGACCAATATAGAACGCTTAAACCTTGAAATAAAAGGAATTGATTTAACTATAGATGAATTATCCATATATTTACAAGAACAAAATTTAGAATCAAATATTGAATATAATCCTACCAGTAATACCAACAAGAGAAATATCCTTAAAACTGCCCTAGCAATTCTTGAATCAATTGCTAATCAGCCACAACTTATGAAGTCATACAAACAGGATGATATTACAGTTTCCCAATTCCATGAGAATTTACAATCTCGTATTGACCAACTAGAGCGTAAAATTAGAGAGATTCCCAATGACGAAAAGGTTTATGAGGATGGAGCCAGTTTCTTCTATATGTTTAGTAGTTAGGTGCGTCAAATTTAACGCTTAGGAAAGGGGGAATATAATTGAATCTGTTTTCACCTAATGAAAATGATTTTAACTTTATCCTTGCTGATGCTGGCAGGGATATTTTAATTAATGGCATAGCAACAAGGGCATTGATAAGCAATTTAAAAGTTAAATCTGATTATGACGATAAATATATATCTACGCTAACTGAACTGTCACAAGGGGACAGAATAGAATATAACGGTTTATACTGGCTTATTGTTTCGGAGGTTAATGGTAAACGCTATGAAAAATATAAAGGGGTTATGAGGGCTTGCAATTTTGATATTAAATTTAATTTTGCTGGCAATATTAAAACATTTCCTGCCATTGTTGAATCTAAAGTTTTTGACATTGAAACAGGGCAATATATGACACTGCCAGTTGGGAAAATACTTATGACAATTCAAGATAATTCCGACACAAAAAATATTATCTTAAATCAGAGAATTATTAAGATGGATTCAGCGTGGAAGGTAATAGGAATTGACAAAACAAAAAATGGCCTTGTCATTTTGCATTTAGAAAAAGATTCGTTTGGTAGTAGTGATGATAAAGAAAATGAAATTGCAAACCGTTGGCAATATGAACACATTTATAAATTAACAATCAACGAGGGAGAATCAGCAAATATATTAAAAGATGATACTTTGCAATTATCTGTAAAATTAACTGATAATGGAGTTGCAGTTGATAGTCCTTCTATTACATATGTTTCCAGCGACGCTAATATATGTAATATTAATAATAATGGTTTAATTACTGGTATTGCCGAAGGTAAAGCAATAATCACTGCTCAAATGACAGGTAAACCAGATGTTAAAGATACTATTTCTATTAATGTTAAAGTTAATCATAATTATGTATTGACTATAACCAATGAATCAGCAACTTTAAATATTGGAGATAATTTACAATTAAAATATACATTAACAGATAATGGAGTTATAGTTGATAATCCTAATATTATATTTACTTCAAGTGATAATAATATTGCTACTGTAAATAGCAGTGGATTAATTACAGGTATTTCCATTGGAACAGTAACGATTACCGCACAAATGGCAGACAGGCCAGAAATTAATGATGCATTACAAGTCATTGTCCAAGAAGTACCTATAAGTCATAATTATTCTATTGTAATTACAGGTGGTGCTACTATTAAACTCAATCAGACACAATCATATACCGCTACATTCTATGATAATGGGGTTGAGGTGGCAGATCAGAGCGGAACATGGACAATTAAAAGTCCTAACCCAGATGGCACTACTAATATTTATGCTACAATCCAGAGCCAAACAGGTAATTCTGTAAGTATTAAAGCAACTAGTACATCATCTTATGTTAATAAATATTTAGAATTAGTTTGTACTTTGAATAGTGATAATACCATTAAGGCGAGTAAGCAAATTCAAGTAAAATCTTTGTTCTAAGACATAAAAAAGGAGTAGGCAAAAATTCCTACTCCTTTGGATTATTTCATTTCCCAGAAGAGATTTACTGCCCCTTTGTTACAAGGACAATCAGAACAAAACTCTCCAGGAGATACTATTGATTGATAGTCAGATTTATTTATTTCTGTAGTAACAATAATATTCCGCTTAGAGATAGAACATTCTATGTTGTTATACCAGTCGCCAATGGTGGGCTGATGGCAGAGGATTGTTTTACCATAACCGTAAATTTGTTTTAATTTCATATTCAGCACCCCCTAAAGATTGTCTAAGGGGCTGAATTGACGGTGTTGCTTTTGAATATCTTCGGTGAGTAAGGTAATATAACGTCTGGTAGAATTGAGCGAACTATGTCCCATGATAGTTTGGAGTGAAAATAAATCTCCACCTGCCATTAAATATTGTTTTGCAAAGGAATGGCGGTAGGTGTGGGGGCTAAGACGTTTACCTTCAATCCCTGCACCTTGACCAACAATTCTAATTTTTCGCAGAATATTACGCTTGTGTAGGGGTGTCCCTTGATTTGTACAAAGTAAATATCCTTCATCTAAATCATGTGGAACTGCCTTATTTCGTTTAGGTAAATATTTTACCAATTCTCGTTTAACAGAGCGTCCAAAAGGAACCATTCTTTCCTTGTGGCCTTTGCCGAATACCTTAAACATATTTTTATCTGTGTCTATGTCGGTGATTTTTAGATTGATTATCTCACTGACACGCAATCCACAATCGTACATTATCCTGAGCATGAGATTGTCTCGCAGATCATAAAATGTATTTTTGTTTAGTTGAGCAAGCATTTTCTTAATTTCATCTGGCTCAAAAGTATGGATGATAGTATTATCAACCTTAATTTTACTGACTTTATGAAATGGATTTTTGTCGATATATTCATCTTCCATAAAATAGTTGAACATGGTTTTGATGGCTCTTATATGACAGTTAATGGAATTCCCCTTATACTGAGTTTCTGAACCTTTTTGAAGCCAGTTTACCCATTGACGGGCTTCGGGTGTTTTAAGGGAATCAATTTGAATATCATTGTCGTTGCAATAATTGATGAATTTAGCGGTAATGTATTTGTACCATTCAAGAGTACGAGGGGAAAGGTTTCTACTTTCTTGGTAGATTAAAAACATTTTTACCATTTGTTCATTGGTCAT